TATTTTACACTCAGACACTACAGCCGAGGAGGTGGCGAAATGATGATCGCGATTGATCCGGGAGCGGCTGGAGGCATTGCGTGGATGGATAAAGAGCTGGGTGCGCAGGCGTGCGCGTTGCCGGCCACGGTGACCGATCGGGCCGACATGCTGCGGTCGTTACGCGTGGCTGGCGGGCGCACGGTGGTCATTGAGCAAGTGCCCATGTTTGGAGGAAAGAACCCGTCAGCATCGGCAAAAATTGCCCGTTCGTTTGGCGAGTTGGTCGGTATTGTCACGGCGCTCGGGTTTCGCCTGGAGCTGTGGACGCCGCAGGCTTGGCAAAAACAGTTGCGCCTTGGAAACAAGGCAACTCACGGGCCGCGATGGAAAGCGCACTTAAAGGAACGGGCGCAGGCTCTTTTCCCCCATTTGACAGTCACACTCAAAACAGCAGACGCTCTGCTCATTTTGGAAGCGGCGCAACAGTAATTCACCTTTAACAACCCACCCCAATGGAATCAGAAACAATCGAAATTGACGGAGACAAATTAGCGGCCTTTTTGGAAAGGCCCACAGGATTGAACAGTATTGAGCGGCGACGGCTCGTTGAACAAGCCGAGGTCAAGCGGCTGTTTGCCCGAATGCTTCTTGGTTACTACGACGAGCTTGAAGCTAACCAGGACAGCGGAAAAATGACCTTTACGTTCCGAGCGGTAATAAGTCGAAGCATGAAAGGTGCATCGCGAGTAAAGGCGGTAGCGGCTGTTAAGCCGTTGCCGATTGGCGGCGAGTTGGATAGTCAGACGGAAGATCCGGACCAGCAGGAAATGAGCTTTGAAAACGAGGAGGACGCAATATGAGCGGCTTACGGACATCGGAAACATCGGCGGCGTTGGTGGCCGCGCTGGCGAAGGCACAGCGGTTGATCCAACCGGCGGTCAAGGATTCAGTGAACCCGCATTTGCGGAACAAGTACGCGGATTTGGCGTCGGTGATGGGAGCATGCCTACCGCATTTGTCGGCGCACAATCTGGCCGTCGTGCAGGTGCCGCGAGTCGAAAACGGTTGGTGCATCGTGACCACTCGCTTGGCGCACGAGTCGGGCGAGTGGATGGAGAATGACCTGGCGTTGCCGATTGCAAAACAGGACGCGCAAGGGATCGGAAGCGCGATCACTTACGGGCGGCGGTATGGGTTGTCGGCAATGGTCGGAGTTGTCCAGGATGATGACGACGGGAATGAGGCAAGTAAAAGTGAGGCGCGGCAGGAGTCGCCTCCTGCAGTGCAACGCAACGCGGGCAAGCCAGCGTCGCGGGCATCTCAGCGGCCCGCTTCGGAGCAGTCTGCACAGGTTTTGCGGGAGGCAGCATTGCCGGAAGATCAGCCGCCGGTCGAAATGGTGGAAGCTCCGATGGAATTGGTGGCGGAACTGTTAGACGCGATCCGGCACACCCAAAATGGGCAGCAGTTGGCGCTGATTTGGCCAGAGGTGACGAAAGCGGCGAAACCGTATCCTGGACTGTTGGACGATTGCGTGCGGGAGAAGGACAAACGTAAAGCGGAACTCGGTATCAAATGACGTCGGAACAATTAGATCAGTTACACGAGCGCTTGCGAAGCCGAACAGAAGAATTGGCTTATTTGAAGAGCAAGTTGGGAACTGCTGCAGCGTATCTTGAGGCGTTTCCGAAACATTATGAGCCGACGCGAGATGCGGTGGAAATGGGAATCCAGCTTGAAAACCGGAAGAAGTTTTTAGCGTTGATTGCAAAATTTAATCAGGAGGTTCGATGGCTAATCTAAACAAAGTAATGCTGATTGGGAATCTCACGCGAGATCCCGAATTAAAGTACACGCCGCGCGGGAGTGCGGTGTGTGATTTGTCGTTGGCGATAAATCGCGCCTGGACAGACGAGCACGGGGGAAAAAAAGAGGAAGTCACGTTTGTGGGCGTGGTTTTGTACGGACGGTTGGCGGAAATTGCTGGGGAATATCTGCGCAAAGGGCGGCCCGTGTATATTGAAGGCCGGTTGCGTCAAGACTCGTGGGAGGACAAGGATACGGGCAAGAAGCAGACGAAGACGCGCATTGTGTGCGAGTCGTTACAGTTGCTGGGAGGCAAGGAATTGGGAGACCGTGCCGAATCAGCTCCCGCGCAAAGCAGCAGGCAGCCGCCTGTTGCGCCGCGAGAAACCAAGAGGCCCGCGCGTGCTGGGAATTCCATTACCCACGATGATTTAGAGGACGACGTACCATTTTGAACGCAGAGCAAAAAGAGATCGAAGAGTTAAGGGCGTTGATCCTCCGGATGTATTTTGCGCACACGGTGGAAGAGTGGTCGGCTATTCATGCCGAACTAAAAAAGCGTGAGCTGATTATTGGATCGAAAAAACAGTAATATGGCCAGAAGCGACATATCTACTTTGAAACAACAAGAGTTGTCGCCCTGGGACACACAGACGCCACCGCCGACATTCGCAAATCGCAGTTTGGCATCAGTGCGTGCGGCGTGTGAGGCGTGGTTGGCTGCCCATGAAACAGAAGGTCCGCGAAATTTTCGGGCACAGTCGGCAATGGAACGTGCGGAGTGTTTACAAAAACGAAAGGGAAAAAAGCAGTGAACCATTATCCGCATCACATTGGAGACTTTGACAAGGCTACGCGTCATTTATCGCGCCTTGAACGGTCTATTTTCCGAGATTTGATTGATCTGTATTACGACACGGAAAAACCATTGCCTTTGGATATTGCAATGTTGGCCCGTCGAATAATTGCAGTTACAAAAGAAGAAATAACGGCCCTTGAGGTCGTGTTAGCTGAGTTTTTTATTAACACGCCAGATGGGTGGAGGAACAAAAGATGTGATAAGGAGATTGAGGAATATCACAGTAATGTTGAGGGAGCACGCCGGGCTGGGGTTGCGTCTGGCCTGGCACGGAGAGCGAAATCAAAAAGAGAGGCAAACGGGCGTTCAACGGGCGTTGAAGAGAAATCGAACGGGCGTTCAACGGGCGTTGAACATTCGTTGAACCAACCAGAACCAGAACCAATAATAACCCCCTCTGCTTCGCAGAGTCCCCCTGCCGGGGGAGCGGCTGTCGCCGCCGAGCCAGTGCGGAAAGCTCGGAAGCGGCGTTTGCCTGGGGACTGGGCACCGACTGAAGCGCACAGAGGTTTGGCGCAAAAACTGGGCAAAAATTTGGACCGAGAGCTGGCGCAATTTTGCGACCATCACCGGGCGAAGGGCAGCGAATTTTTCGATTGGGATGCAGCTTTGAACACTTGGCTAAGGAGAGATTTTACAACCAACACAACTCAAAAACATGATCAGCGAGAGCAACGCAGGGCTAGAGAGTTTCCAGAGGAAATCCACCTCAAATCAGTTGATTTACGAGGAATTGCAGGCGAGGGGCCGGATGGCGTTGGAGCCCTTGAGCAACGAGGCAGAGTTGGCCGAGATTTTGGAGCGCAGCAAATTGCCGAAACGCCATCTGTCGCTCAAAACGACTCACGGCCGCTTTTGGCAGGCGGTGGAGGCGCGGTTGCTGTTGTCCATCCGGACGGGATTCCTAACGGTCTTGCTTGGGCCTCGGGGCGTCGGGAAAACGCAGTTGGCAGTGTCGATTGCGTTGGCGGTGGCGCGATCGGGGCGGCAACCGGTTTATCGAACGGTCAGCGAATTGCTACACGAGATGAGTTATCGGTTTTGTGACGAACAGCGGATTTCGGAGAAAACGGCAATGAATCGGTTTCTTAAACCGGCGTTATTGATCATTGACGAGATGCAGTTGCGCTCGGAGACGGCGGCCCAGGAGGCGACGCTGACTGAACTCATAGACGCACGCTACAAGGACAAAAAGGATACGTTGCTGATCAGTAATTTGTCGGTGGCAGACTTTAACACGTTAATGGGCGCGAGCGTGTGTTCGCGGATCAATGAGACGGGAGAAGTGTTTGTGTGTAATTGGGAGTCTTATCGGTAAGTAATATGGGAGAAATTCGGAACCGTCGCGGCTGGAGATTGCGGCCATATTTACCATGGCGGCGATGACTTGATGCGCTAGAAAAGGAAATACAAGGAGATCAAATTTGACATAATTTAAATATGGAACCGAGCACCCCTTTTAATTACAATCAATTTGATTCTGAAGAGGCAAGTCTTCAAGAAGCTGCAAAGTTAAACGCAAAACAATTGGATGTTGTCATGCGGTGGCATAAAAAGGTTTTAAACGAACAAATAGATTTTAACGTGAATCAATCTGTCGTCAAAGTTATTACGTGGATTCTTAAAGGTCGCGTTGAAAAATCAAAAGAGCGATCTCGATTGCTTGGGCTGTGCTTTGCTTTGAATCTGAACAAGCTGATTGGCTATGAAAGTTTGAAAGATGCTCAACGCAATGGAGAAGTGTGCGCGGAGCTACTTAGCCGAAAACAAGCTGCGGCAATGAAATTGCTTGGCCTAAAGAATGGATTGAATTCTCGCGGAAGAGAAACCAATGAAAGCGAATCAATTGGAGATCATGTATCGCATTAAAGCCACCCCCCTACTAAGGAATCTATTAAAATGCGGCCAAAGTCAAAGCGAAGCCGACCGTTTGGTAATTTCGAGCGCGAACCTGTAAAAAAATGCCTAGTCCGTATTTTTTTGAACCGGTGATTTTGTTTTGGCGCGTTTTTTTACCGAGTTACGCGGTTTTGCTTTGGGATTTGCCTTCTTTTTTGCGTTGCGTAGCGGGGGAAGCTTGGGCGTGAGCACAATTTGAAGCCTGTTTACCAACAAATTCACGCGATCCGCGACCACTCGTTGCAACGCCGCCTGAGCTAATCCCGCTCCCTGGCTCACGATGTCGCTAGCCGCCCGTTTCAATTCCGCGTCAATCAAGGCCGCTGCCGTCTTTACGTCGTCCAAAATTACGTCGCGCCCCACTAATCTCCCCTCCTCCGCTTCAATCTTCAAGTCGAGCAGCCTAATCTCTCGCTTCGTTTTTTTGATGCGCACGGCAACCGCGTTTTCCCCTTCCTCATCTTCGTCGCCGATTGTGGCGTGTTGGTTCAGTTTTCGCCCTTCGCGCAAAAATTGACAATAAGCCGGAATCGTTTTTTCCGCATCCCAGAGTTTTTTACCAACGGGCGCAATCACTCCGTCTGTCGTCAATCTGCTTATTTGCCGGGGTGTAACTCCAATGAGTTTTGAAAGGTCAATGGTTGATATATGGTCCACATTAACTCCAAAACTCGTCAACGGGCTGGCTCATTACAGTTTTGCAACTGGGGAAAGTTCATCCTCGGCACGCCAAATTTGACGCCGTTGCAATGGATGGAAGCTCACGTTAAATTTCCCCACTCGGACAAATCTAGCGTCTTTGTGCGTTCGCTTGCGCCGTGGTGGAACGACGTAATCAACGACTGGTGTGACGACGCCGTCACTCAGGTCACCTGCTTTGCTTCGCCAGGTGCGGGCAAAACATCCCTTATCGAGGCGTTACTCTGTTACGTTGTTTCGGTAAAACCCGGACCAACCGGTTTCTTCGGAAACACCGAAGACACCGTGCTGGCGTGGGTGAATTCTCGTTTGTCTCCGGTCCTAAAAGCCTGCGACCCGGTCAACGTCCTTCTTCCAAACGACACTTCGCTGATCACCAAGCGCGGAATCATTTTTCCGCACATGCCTTTATTCTTGGGCGCGGCCAACACTTCGAGTCTTCAAGAAAAATCGCTTCAATGGGGCATTGCTGACGAGGTCTGGCTTTGGAATCGCGACATGATCCGTCAGTTCAAACAGCGGCACCACGATCGTCCCATTCGCAAATCACTTTTTCTTTCTCAAGGGCCCGCCGCTGATCACGACCTGGTTGAAGAGTTCGATTCTGGGAAAATCTTCCGTTGGGGCTACACCTGTGAAGCGTGCAACAACTGGCAGCGGTTTGAGTGGAACTCGATTCGGTGGGAGGAGACCAAAACAAAAGCCGGAAAATGGGATTGGTCCGCCCTCACCGAGACCGTGCGTCACATTTGCTTGGGGTGCGGTCACGAAACGCCAGACACTCCGGCGGCTCGGCGCGCAATGGCTTTGCGAGCGTCTTACAAATCTGACGGCAATACTCACATTCCCGGTTGGAGGTCGCGCCAAATTCCGAGCATGGGCATTTACTGGGTCGCTTGGGTCGATCTAGTCCGCCAATTCATCCTTGCGGAACGCGAGCGTAAAAAAGGCAATCCCGAAGCGCGGTCAACATTCACTATGCAGCGCCTGGCTGAGCCCTCGCGCATCGAAGCCGAAGTTGTCGAGGTCGATTTGAAAGCCAGCGACTATTCCATGGAGGACTTTGCCGATGGTCGCAAAGTGGAGGCTGAAACGCACCGCATCATCAGTTGCGACCGTGCTCAAGACGGGTTTTGGGTTGTGGCGCGCGCTATCCGCACGGATGGTTCGAGCAAATTGCTTTGGACCGGGCGTCTATTCCATCGGGATGAATTACGCGCTCTCCAACTGCGTTTGAAAGCGCCCGATCCTTTGGTGTTATTGGACGCGGGCGGTTGGCTTGGTGTTGCGTCGTACGACGACTGCTCAAAATTCAACTGGACCGCCATGCGTGGTTCAAAAGAAGAGAGCTTTCTTCATGTGGGAAAAGGCGTCTCGTTTCGGCGGTTTATTTCCCCGGTGAAATACCACAAAAACGCAACGCAGATTAACGCTCCGGCGGCTCGTTATTACAACTGGAGCAACCGCAAAATCAAAGACCAATTGGTTCGTTTACGCGCCGAAGGCCCGCCCGCGTTTGAGTTTCCAAAGGACGTGCCGGAGCTGTGGCGGAAACACATGCAAGGCGAGGCGCTGCGCGAGGTAGTGAACCAAAAAACCAAACAAATCGAACTTCGTTACGTCGAAGTCGGCGCCAATCATCTTTGGGATGCCGAAGCGCAATTGGTCGCCATGTGTTACGTGCTCGGCATTTATTCCGACAGGGTAAGCTCGGGCGGGTTCACGCCTGCGGTTGACGATACGCCTTAAGGCATGGCGGACGATGTCGACTATCTCTCTTTACTCCCCGTTTTTATCGCGCGCGACATGGCGGAGCTGCGCGCGCTGAGAGACGCACAATTTGAAATTGTCGCCGCTGGGGATGGCTCGCTGGTGTCGTCGAGCGTTAACGGCACCACATTCAATTTCCGCACGGACTCAATGTTGACGCCTGCTCAACTTATGACGCTGTGCCAAATGGCCATCGATCACAAAATCCGTGGCCTCACAACGCCGGTGCGCCGCGCGGTTGCTTTCTTCAGATAACATGTTCGGAAAACTTCTATCGGCATTCCGAAAACCCAAGGTTGAAGCAAACTCGGGCGGCACATACCCAAACAATCCGCGCCTCATTCAAGCGGGTTGGTACGGCGTGCGGCCCTTTTGGCAGCAACACAACCAGCGCATTGATGTCGAGGTTACGCCAAGCGAATGGCGCAACATTGTTTCCAGCTCAAACCGCCTTTACTGGAATTATGGCCCAATTCACGGGGCCACCGAAGAGTTTTCAACCTTTGTCGGCGGACCATGGAAGGCGCGGTTCTGCGGTATTGATCGAAGCTGGGGCGCGCTGGCTGAGGAATGGATTAACGAAACGTGGATGCCGATTGCGTACGTTTCCGGCGGTTCGTTTTCTGAAGGAATCGAGCTGGATTGCACCCAACTGACACGCGATGGAGATGCAACCACGCTTTACACGGAAGCCAAATCCGGTTTTCCCCAATTACAGCAAATTGCGTGGCATCAACTCGGTTTGCGCAACGACGACACCAAGGTTGAAACCGGCCCGTTCAAGGGACGTCGGTGTTACAATGGAATAATTCTCAACGACCAAAACCGCGCCATTGGCTACGCGGTGCGCGGCATCACCGCCGCGGATGATCGCATCTACCCAGCAAACTCGGTAGACTTTCTTCGGGTCACAAAGGTAGCCGATCAGGTGCGCGGGTTTCCGTCTTGGACGGCTGCTTTGTTGGATCTGCGCGACCTGTCTCAAGTTCAAGGCTACATCAAGACCGCTGGAGCCATTGCCGCGTCAATCGGGTTGATGGAATACAACGACACCGGGTTTCAAAATCCCATGGATCCGGCGTCCGCCCTTGGTTTGCCTGGCGTTGGCGGTGCGGACGACCTCAGCGGCACAGGCGTTGTAGAACGCGCAAAGCTTCAGTATGAAGAAATGGTCGGCGGCATGATTCGGTATTTCAAAGCCGACTCAGGCCAAAAGCTGGAGCAGCTCACACCAACCACGCCAAGCCAAGCGCAAGAACGCCTTGTCGAATGGCTAATCCGCAACGCGCTGCTGTCGGCTCAAATGCCGCCCGAATTTTTTTACCGATTTGATGCCTCGGGCGCAAATGTCCGAGTGGTTATCGACAAAGTGAACCGCGCCATTGAACGTCGTCAACGCTTGCTGACCACCGTCGCCCGTCGGCGTGTGGGATACGCGATCTCAAAAGCGATCAAACTGGGAATCCTGCCGCCGTACTCCGGCGAAATCGGCGGGTTCCTGAAATGGCGTTTCACTCATGCCGCCAAGTTGACAGCGGATGACGGCTGGTCGGCTCAAAACGCCCGCGAAGCTTACAAAATGGGTTCGGCCAACATGGCAGACATTCAGGATTGGCGAGGAAAGACCATTGAGGAGCATTACCGCGATCGTGCTTACGAAGCGCAGCTTAAACGGCAAATTGCGACTGAGTACGGCATTCCCATCGCAGATTTTGGAATCATCACGCCAAACGGCAACCCGCCGGATCAAGGCGACCCAAATCAAAATGCTGACGGAAGTGAAATGGAACAGACAGGAAATTATGCGACTCCAACGATTGATTGAACAGGTCAACTTTAAGCCGTGGCATATCACGCCCGCCGGTCACGCTTCGGTTCGAATGCTGCTAGAGTCTAAACTCGGCACCGCGTACGGAGTTAAAGCGGAAGACAGCGGAATGGATTTAGATGAGTTTGTGAATCCGCGTCGCCCGATGTTCATTGACGGCGCTGGCATTGCGCACATTCACGTTTGCGGCGTCCTGGGAAAGGGGCTTTCTTCAATTGTCAAATCGTGCGGAAACACGTCCTACGACGACCTTGAAAAAGAACTCAACGACGTCATTGAAAACGGGTGTGCCGGTGTGTGGTTTGAATTCGATTCACCGGGCGGATCTGTCACGGGTTGCGGTGAAATTGCCGACCTAATTTTTAATCTCCCAGTGCCTTCTGTGGCTTGGACTGATGACGAAATGCACTCGGCGGCGTACATGCTGGGAGTGAACTGCGACAAAATAATGGCCAGTTCGTCCGCGTCGGTCGGATCAATCGGAACTTTGGTTCCATGGGTGGACACTTCGCGCGCCTGGTCTGCGGCCGGCATGGAGTTTCAACCCATTACCAACACGGAAGGCGACCTGAAAGCCGCCGGCCACGGGCCTTCCTTGACGCCAGCTCAACGCGACTCAATGCAGGCGTACGTTCAAACGGCGTTCAACACGTTCCGTTCCGTCGTGCTTCGCAACCGAGCGGTCGCGCCGGAAACAATGCGCGGGCAATGCTTTTTTGCGATGCCCGACGGTTTGCAAGCCAACCTCATCGATGAGGTCACAACGGAAAACCAAGCTTACGCTCAGTTGCTGCAAATGGTGAACAGTTGACGGCTTTCTTAAAGGTATGAAATTTGCCTCTCTCGCGCAAGCAACTCAGGCCGCAATTGCCGCAACCGCACAAGTTGACGAGTTGACCGCCAAAGTTTCGGAAATGTCCGAGCAGTTAACCGCGCTCAACACGTCCAGTGTTGCAATTAACGAAAAGATCGTGGCGGTAACCGCTGAAAATGCGCAGCTCACCGAACAGGTCGCTGCATTACTTACTGAAAACGCCAGTTTGAAAAACGCCGAGGCAAACGCAAACGCGCAAATGGTTGCCACCTTGGCCAGCGTCGGCGTGGAGCCCGCGTCACAGGCACCTTTGAAACAAGAGGCTGATTCCGTCTCAAAAGAAGGTCTTTGGGCAACATTCCACAAGCTGCCTCTTGAACAGCAATCGGCATTTTATTCAAAACACCGCGCCATCCTCCGCGCGTAATCATTTCAAAACCCTTCAAAAAAATAGACTATGGCCAACACACTTGCAGGCGTAAACCTCGCAGAAATCGCTCAAGAAAGCCTGCCTTACTGGCAGAACCTTCTTGCTCCAATGTCCGCGTTCACGACCGACTTCTCTCCTGAAGTCAGTCAAAACGCGGAATCCATTACGTCGCGTTATGTCATTCCCGACACCGACGCCGACGATTCCACGTCGCCCAGCTCTGCCATGTATGCGGCGACTGCTGGCACCACGGTTGCCGTCACTGTGCCGTTTAACCGCTTCCCTCGGTACGTCAAAGCGTTTTCCGACGTTGAGCGTTCGCGTTCGGCTGTTGATCTGCCCGCGCTCTTTACCAATCCGGGTTTTGAAGTCCTGGGTAAAAAGATTTATGGCCGAATTCACGCGTTGCTTACGGCTGCAAATTTTTCGACGTCGTATGTTTCGACCAGCGGCAATTTTGACCGCTCGGACGTTATTGATTTGCGCGCTACCTTGAACAAGGAACCTTTGCGCGCTCCGATCAGCAACCGCGCCATGTTGGCGAATTCCGATTATTACGCTAGTTTGCTAAAGTCGCTTAACAGCGCGGAATTCCCCGGCATCACGGCCGAAAAAGCCGAAGGCCGCGTTCCTCGCGTTGCTGGGTTTGACATCTATGAAGTCAACTATTTCCCAGACAACACGGAAAACCTTGGTGCTGTTGCCCTGCACAATTCCGCGATTGTTGTTGGTAGCCGCCGCATCGATGCCACCGGAGCCGCTCAAGCTGGCGTCGAGGTCTACGACATGCTGATCCCTGGGCTGAACATGACGGTTCAGTATCGCCGCTGGTACGTACCAACCGAAGGTAACTTCTATCTCTCCATGGCTGCGCTGTGGGGCGCTGCAAAGGGTTCGCCTTTTGCCGTTCGCGTCACGAGCGCCTAGTCTTAGGCAGTAATTCAAGGGCCCTTGCGCACAAACAAGGGCCCTTTTCCTTTTATGAAAGTTCACATTGTAGCAATTAACGAGGGCGCTGGTTTTCAAGTTGCCCTTTCCACCGATTCCGCCGAAGAGGCCACGCGTTTCTTCCGAAATCCGGATCGAATCGGCAAATGGGCGTTATTCACGCAACTTGAGCCGGACATGGTCAAAACCGTACGCGCTGCCGATTTAAAAGGCGTTGCCGCTCCTATGGCATTACCGCCAGAACTGATCGAGCCCGCGCCGACGCAAAAGAAGAAATGAGCCGCGTTTTGGATGCTTCACGACGGGCTTTTGCGCGCGCGCTTGCGATCGTTGACAGCGTGACGTTCGAACACGCTGGCAACGTTTACCAAGGCAAAGAAAACCACCTGATTGAAAAGCGAACCATTCGTGTTGGCGGTTTTAACATGCAACTTTCCGGCATGTTACTTGTGCCGAGCGGCGTCATGTCCCCTCGCCCAAAAAATGGCGATTTGATCACCATTGCGGGCCGCGCGTGTCGTGTGGCCGAAGTTGAAGAAGACGCCTTGCAACTCATCATTGGGATTGCATCCCCATCGCCATGATCGACCTTCAATTTTGCGAGGCCGTTGTTAGTTATCTGGCAACGTCGTTTCCTCAACGCTCGGTTTACGCCGCCAACAGCGCACGCGAGCTAAACGCGCCCGCAATTGTTGTTGATATTCGAGCCGAAGTCGTTGTGGGTTCAATGCTGGAACAAGGCACATTGACCGTCATTGTCATTTCGCAGGCCGACGACACAACGCCAGGACAACACCAAGCCGATTGCAACGCCATTGATGCCGCCATTCGCAGCATGAAACCGTATTTTGCAACGGGACCCATCGCGCTGTATGGCGTCATCGCCCAAAACACGGATAACCAACGCGAGAACACGAGTTGGGAAAAACACCTTGTCTACTTGACCGGCTACGGCCCTCGCAGTTGACGCGTCTCTGTAAGGTATGGCTACATTCGGAGCAACAAAACTTTTTGGGGTAACTGCGCCCAGCGGATTCGTTCAGGAAACTTCAAAAGAAGAATCCGCCGAAGTCATTACGCTGCGAGATGAAACGGGCAAGACCGTTGATGCACGACTAAAAAAAGTGAAAACTACCAAGGTTACAATCAAAACCAAAGGTGAAGTGGTTTTGACTGACGTCGCTTTGGGAGTGTTTTCCGGCCTTACGGTTACGGAAAGCAAAACGGACGAATCCCAAGAATATCCAACTTCTGAAGTTACTTACACCGGCTACGTCGCCATCTAATTATGCCATCTTTTGGAATTACTCTAGTAACTGGGACTTTGATTGAAGCGGTTAGCGTTTCAATGAAGTCGGATGTGGTGGTGTTGACCGATTTCACCGGGGCTTTTTCTGAAGCGCGTGCGCACGACAAGAAAATGACTTGGAGCGTGAAAGGCAAAGGCGACCCAATCATTTCTTCGCTGGGCTCGACCGCCGCAGGCCCCAGCAATTTAAGCGGTTTGATTTTGGTAACGTCTATTAAGCAAAACTCTTCAAACACCGGCTATAGCGGTTTTGAAGTAAGCGGCGAAGCATATCCGACCGCTAGCGTTGGTAGTGGTGGCGGTGGCGATGGTGGAATTTAATTTCCCAAAATTCAATTTATATGTTGAACAAGAGTATATTTACGATTGCTGACGATTTGCCACCGTTGCAAAGCCAAAACAGCGACATGGCGTTTGCATTTTTATATGACGGCGAAGGTAAGCTTGCCGATGGGTGCAACTACATTGATTCCGTCGAACAAACGCCGGATGGGCCCAAACGGCAAGTGCGGTGGAACTTCAACGCCGAGCACGAAGCAATTTTTGGCTCCGACGTAATTGATCCGGAACAGTTGCGCGAAATTTTTAACGGCGAAACATTGACGTTTGAAACCTTTGCAACCCGAGTTGCAGCCGCCAAAGTCACCGCTCAAAAGCCTGTAAAGATGCGGTTTCAACAGTTCCGCGACGCTTGGCAAAGCAAAGCGTGGGCAACTCAAAACCCCACTCATCCAGTCGCCAAACTGCGCGCCCGTCGCGACGCGCTTTACGACTTCCGCGGTTGGCTAAAAAGCGTCAAACCGCTGCTGTGCATCCGAAAAAACAACAAGGTCCTGCTCATGGACAAAGACCGCTGTGCGCCGGAAGTTCAAGCGCGGTTGCTGGAAGATTTCAACCGATAATTTATGGAATCGACCACTCTTGATGACGCTTTCTTTGAAGGCGACACAATCATTGAAAACATCACGTTGCGTCCAATGTCGCTTATGACTGGGCGCGCGTGTCGCAAATTAGGGTTGAGCATCTTTTTGCGTTCGCCCGAAGAGGCTGCAAAAGCCGATCCAATTTCCGAAGACGAAATTTCTCGTCAGTTAGTTGCGTTTGCATGGGCACAATCGGAACCCGTTTCTTTAGTGCGACGCGCGCTCGATGACGGATCCGCTTTGGATTTGGCCGCAGATTTTGAAGCGCAACTTCATCCGTCCGTCATTGCTCAACTCACCGAGCAGTTATTCAAAATCTCCAAACGCATTTCAGCGGCGCAAATTGAAATTGTTCCCCGTCCCGGATCTCCCGAGGAGGGCGCGCCGGGAAAATCGTAGCGCCAGCTTGGCCGGTGGTCTTGCTGGCTTCCTTAGCAAAAGAGTTTGGTTGGTCTGAGGAGTTCATTTTATGGCACCTGCCGCTATCAAGAGCCCTTCAATATTGGCACGCCATCCAATGGATGCGCGGCGCTTGGACGGTTGCGCCTGGCCCATCCGTGTCGGCTCAACTCAACGAGTTGATTGCGGCAGTTGACCAAATCGTTAATTGCGATGGAGATGAAATTTGACATCAGCCAAGTTCAGGCGCAATGGGCGGCAAACACCGCTAAACGCGTTGCAATCGGCCTTGCTGAAGACGGCGTCGGGTTGCCTGGTGCCGTAGCGTTGTCATTTCGGGATTACCTGCGCGACGCTCGCAACGTAACGCCGCCAGCCGGAGGCGGCACGTTGTTAAGTGTGTCTTACCAGCGAGGAAAAACCAGTATCACAGTTGACCTTCGAAAAGCTTTTCGAGTGGTTACGCAAACAATCGGAGGCAGAGCCGCTACCGCAGAAAAAGCGTTGTCCTGGCTGCAAGGCAAACGCAATTCGCGCGGCAGATTTGCAGGCGGCCCAAAATTAACGGTAACAACCGACGCGTTCAAAGGTGTTGAAACGTTTTTGCATTCTCGCGTTGGCGCTTTGCAATCGGGCTGGAACGCGGCCTCCAAAAAATTCGGCGTTTCAGCGCCTAACTGGGCTCAAAACAAAACCACAGACGGTTCGGTTCAAGTTACTAAAACCGAATCGCGTTTTGGTGTAAGGGCTACCAACAACGCAAAATTTGCAAACCAAGTCACCGACATGCAACGGCGGCTTGATTACGCCGCCAAACGTCAAATCTCTCGTTTAGAGGCCGCAGCAAAATTGCGCGGTGAAACCCAGTTACAGGAGGCATTTGGAAAATAATGGCAGCAGTCGCAGAACTAGCGCTCGATGCAGGACGGTTTTTAGCCGGGATTGCCATGGCGCAAAACGCCGTGAAGCAGTTTCAGGAGCAGGCCGCTAACTCGGAAGGTCCTTCCCGTTTTGCTCAAGCAACAGTAGCGATCGGAGCGGCATTGACAGGCGCCGCAGTGGCGAGCGCCGCCGCAATCAAAGGCGTAATTGACATGGGAGCCAATTTACAGGCCGCCAGCTTATCAACGGGCTTGACGGTGGCACAGCTCATGCAGATGCAAGAAGCTTTCCGCATGGTTGGCGGATCTTCCGACGGGCTGGTTGATGCCACAAAGAAAATGAACGCGGTGTTATCGGACGCCGCAAAAAACACGCCTGCCGCCACCAAAGCGTTGTCTGATGCAGGTGTTACCCTTCAAAGCCTGCAAAACCTCAACACCGGACAACGTCTTGAAACAATTGCGCGCGCTGTGGGCCAAATCAAAACGCCCGCTGATCAAGCCGCGTCTGCGTTGGCGCTCATGGGGGAAAATGGACAACGCATGGTTTTTGCCATGAACCCAACCACCATGTCGGGAGCGGCTCAAGCGTTGGGAAAGCAAGCGGACATGATGCAGGCCGCCGCCGGAATGTTTGCTCGCATCGCGCTTGTACTTGGAGCTTCAGGTTCGACGCTGGCAGACATTGCCAACGCCGCAAAATTAAAGCTTCAAGGACTGTTTACCGGCATCGCGGCGGGAATTGCTCCGGAGATCTTAAGCATCATTGATGCGCCCAAAAAAGGCCTTTTGGATGTCATTCGCGGCTTTGAAAAAATACATCCCGCCCTCACTCCAGCGGTGAAGATTGTTGAAGATTTACTGCAACTCGACCTTGCTTCAGTGGGGTTGCGCATTGGCGCCGCGTTTGGCGTTTTGGCCGAGTTGGTCAAAAGCGGTGAATTTGGCACGGCTTTGAAAAGTGCGGCTTTAGGTTTTGCAAAAGAACTTAGCGACAAAATCGTTGCCATAGCATACGGGTTGCAATCTGCGTTATCGGTAGCAGTAAAAGCCATCGATTTGAATTCATTCTTTGCGGCGTTTCGCGACGCATTTGTTGGAGTTGGCAAAATCTTTGTCGGACAAATTCAACAAGGCATTGCTTCCGTCTTGGCATCGCTTCGAGCCAATTCATTTATCAGTCGCCAAATGGTAAGTGATGAAGAGGTTTCTCAACTGAATCGCACCGGATTGTTAACTGAACAAGCCGGAAGAGCTCAAGTTGGCAAAGGACAAATTGAGTTTAACAACACTGTTTTTGTCAAAAGCATGGATGACATCAAGGCGTTGTTTTCTGAAATTGGCACAGCTTACAAAACCGCAAAAGAAGGACCAATTGGGCCGCAATTGCCAAATCAAGATTTTGCAAATCTTCAAACGCTAATTGATAGCGCAATTGGTCGGTACAACACGTTGTTGAATCAAACCGTAAAAAACAACCCTACGGCAACCGGTTTAGGCGCTGGCAATTTACAAAGTCCAGAACCTGAAGCCGCAAAATTTAACAAGCTTCCCAACGTCTTTTCATCGTTTGCGCGAATTGGCGCATCTACGCGGGAAAACGGCGTCGACATGTTTGACCTGGGCAAAATAGCCCGCGATCAACTCGTGGCTCAACGCCAAGCCAACGAGCGCATCGCTCAAACAAATTTACTCTTAAAAATGATTTCCGACAAACGCGGCGGAGTGTTCCCAAATTAACATGGCCAAAATTTCAACGACACAAGAACGCGACTCGCGCGGCGTTTACACCAAAACGGTTGTTTTTTCGTCGCTCAGCGAAACGCTCGAACCAGATTTGAGCGCAACTTCGTACCGTGTTCAGACGGACGACACAGGCCGTTGCACCGTAACCAACGTTTACACAAACGACTCAGGCAGCGGCGGCGGCGGCGGCGGAACAAACGGCATTTCGTGGGCGGTTGAAGTCTCGACTTCTGAGGAACCGCTCGAATCGCACCCAAAGTTGGCCGGCAACGGCAACTTGAAAGCTTGGTTAAAGTACAAAGAAAATCCGACTGATTCAGCCAATATCAAGTGGGCCGACTCTGTCACAGACGTCAACATTCAAAACTTATACAAGGCATGGGTGTACGGCCAGACCTCGTACAAGGCTTCGCGAATTGTCGTGCGCAAAACCGAACTTTTGCAAACATTGCCTAGCCTTGAAGGCGTTGGAAAGATTGCCTCCGAAAGCTTTCCATTCAGCGTTCCAAGTGGCGTCAATTTTCTTCTCGATGGCATTTCAGCGGTGCAAGAAGGAGCTGGTTACAGGGTGACAACGGTTTATTTGGGCTCCGCTCCAGGCGGTTGGAATTCGGATTGGTATTGATATGATTCCGCGTTTTGTTGCCAACCAAGAGTTAAAAATCTCAGACCTGAATCAACTTTCAGACGAGATCCGAGCCGCTCAAATCACGTCTGTCATGGGCGGCAGATTTACGCGCGGTCCCGGCGGAACTGCGTTGGTGATCGACCCAGGCACAAGCACCGGCGGCAGCTCGTCAACAATGCCTTGTCCGTGGCAGGTATCGGCAGCCAACAAATCAGCAAGCGATTGGCGCATCACGATTGCTTGGGGCCTTGTAATGCCGCAAGGAGTGTTGCCCATTGGAATGCAAATGACCGACGACCCGCCGCTTGATTTAGCCTGGACGGATGGCTACGTGCTCATGACGGTCACGTTCAAAGCAAATTCAACGCTCATTGACACTGCAAAATTTGAGATCAAAGCCGCAATACCTGCTCAATCTGAAGCCGAAGCATATTATCCCATTGCGCGGCTAATCACAAAGATCGACAACGCTGGGCAACCTTATCAAAAGATTTTAAATTTGTGCAGCGCGCCGGTTCCAAGCGTTTGTGACCTTAAATACGTCGCAACATGAGCAACAGTTTTTTGAATCGGCTTCGGTTCAAGAAATTTACTGTTTCTTGTAACATCAATTACACGTGGTCACAACACGCGGCTTTTGATTATTACATCCGAGAAGAAAGCATTGTTGGCACGTGGAAACCTAAAACGCCGCACGTTGCTTTTTCGCCTCGGGCTCTACAATGCGGAGGTGATCGGCTAAAGAAAGAATCGGGCTACGTGGTCCAACCCGCGCCAGTAGTGACGCCGCCAGACGACGGTTCGCCACCACCGGACAATCAACCGCCTGTTTTAGTCAAAGGCGACGCGTATGCCGGTTTTGCGGTTCGCCAAATTCCTGCTCCGGTCTACCAAGTCCAACCAGATTACCCGTTTCCTAAGTTTGGAGCCGG